ATTATCTGCTCGATATCCGCGCGCATGCGCGAGTCAGTGAGCTGGTCGAGCAGGTGCGAGACCTGCTTGAGAGTCTCAGGCCTGTACCGGTGGTACCGGGCCATGTCAGCCTGGAGCAGGTCTATGATCCTGTTGCCGATAGCGGCGTTTCGCTTCGGTTCCGGCGCCCCTCGCTTGCGGGCATGCTCGATATGTCTTTGATCGTAAAACATATAATTATGCTAGCGCAGGAGTAAATAAAAGTCAATGGCCATTTCCCTGGACATAAAGGTTGAAGGTAAAGCGCTTAAGACACTGCAGATGCTTGCTAAAAGAATGGATAACCTCCAGCCGGTTATGCGAGAGATCGGCGAGGTGGTCCGTGAGAGCGTAATGCGCAACTTTCGCGAGCAGCGCTCCCCTGAAGGCGCACCGTGGAAGCCATCGCTGCGGGCACTGGTGCAAGGCGGACTTACGCTTGTCGATACCGCTACCCTGCGAAATTCTATCAACGTGAGGGCCAGGCGCCGCTCGGTCACAATAGGCACCCCGGTAGAGTACGCAGCAGTCCATCAGTTTGGGGCGCGCAAAGGGTCATTTGGCAACGTCACGGTCCATGTTCGTGAGCACATTCGCAGGCTCGCCTCTGGAAAAGAGGTCAAGGTGCGGGCGCATACCAGGAATATGCGTGTCCCCTGGGGGAATATCCCTGCCCGGCCCTTCCTGGGGGTAAGGCGCAGCGACTGGGTAGAGATCCAGGACATAATTGTGGAACACCTCTTTAACACCTAGGCGGAGGTAAGAGATGATAATCGAAATTCTAAAAGAAATAAAAGACGTACCCACTGAATTTCAACTGTTGCCTTACGGCAGAATCGATATCGAGGGAGAGCCCCCGGCATATGTGGACGAGGAGGCCATTGCCTCTGTCATCGCGCACTTCCGCCGCCGCGGAAACGACATGGTAATTGATTACGAGCATCAGACGCTTAAAGACGTCCAGGCCCCTGCAGCAGGCTGGATAAAGCGCCTGGTGGACCGCGGCCGCGAGGGACTGTGGGCCGTGGTGGAATGGACAGAGCGCGCAAAGCAATACCTCAAAAACAAGGAATACCGGTATTTTTCGCCGGTCTTTTGGGTGACCAAAGACGGTCGCAAGGTGGTAAGGATCGAAAACGTGGCGCTGACCAATCTGCCCAAGATCAATCAGCTACGGCCCATCGTCGGAAAACTCAGTCGCGAAGAGGCCAGGGCCGCGCAGCGAGAACGCTCCCGCAAGTACGGAATCGGCATCAAGGAAGGAGGCCATGTAACAAAGCCCTCTGAGTGGGCGGATGTGCCGGATGACGAGTGGCTGGATCCGGTCAACTACCGTTACCCCTGCCCGAATGCGGAGCAGACACGGGCAGCGGCCAGCTACTGGGGACAGAAAGACAATCAGGCACAGTATAGCCCCGAGGAGCGGGCTATCATCGAGAAGCGGCTCAGACGCTTCAAGAAAAAATTCAAAATAGGAGAATTCAGACAGGAGGCAAAAATGGAAAAACTCAAGAAAATCTTAAAGCTTGCGGACGATGCCACAGAGGATCAGGTAATTGATGCTGTTGAGAAGCTGGCGGCAAAAGCAGAAAAGTCCGGCCCGGTGGCATGCAAAGAGGTACTCAAAGCTCTAGGGGTAGAAGAAGACGCAGACGTAAAGGTTGTGATCGCAAAAATTGATGCGCTCAAAGCGCCGGCGGACGCGGCTCAAAAATTGAGCCAGAAAGTGGCTGAACTCGAATCTACCATCGCGCAGATGAAACAGGAAGACCTTATTCAAAAAGCACTCAAGGAAGGGAAAACGTCGCCGGAAGAACTGGAAGCATGGGGACGCGAGCTCGCAGAAAAAAGCCCCGATCAGTTCGAGAAGATCGTTCTTTCGAGACCTGCCGGAAGCGTGATACCGGTGGAAGGGCTTAAGCCTGCAAAGGAGAAGAAGGACGAGCTGGATGAAGTCCAGATGACCATTAACAAGATGCTTGGGATCGATGAGGAGACCTGGGAAAAATACGGCCCGGAAACGGCAAATTAGCTCAGGAAGCATATAAGTTACCAACTGAGCATTCAACAGCTAACAAACTAGATCGGGAGGACAAAGATGGCACTTACTGCAGATAGAAAAACACCAATGAGAGACGGAGAAATCATTGAGCTCTCCGTCGCAGGCAGCACAACAATATACGCCGGAGGAATGGTCGCAAAAAACTCAAGTGGCTATGCCGTACCTGCAGCGGACGCGGCCAACCTGGTCGTCATGGGACGCGCTGAGGAATACGTCGATAACTCGAATGGCTCCAACGGAGATGCGACGGTGCTGGTACGGAGGCGAAAAGCTTTCAAGTTCAAAAACTCGAGCTCTTATGCTGTTACCATAGCTCATATTGGCGGAAACGTCTATGTAGAAGACGATGAAACAGTCGCCAGCTCCGGAGGCAGCAATAACATCGTTGCCGGGAAATGCATCGGGATCGATTCCGACGGCGTTTGGGTGGAAATCCAGTAACACGTAACAACTCATAAAGGAGGCATAGAAATGATAATCAATCAGGCAGCACTTCAGGGGATATACAGATCGTTCAGCACGATCTTCAAGCAGGCATTCGACGCTGCACCTTCCATGTGGCAGGAAGTGGCCATGAGGGCGCCTTCAACTGGCCGCAGCGTGGATTACAAATGGCTCGGAGACTTCCCCATGATGAGGGAATGGGTCGGAGAGCGTGTAATCAAAGATCTTTCTGCATTCCACTATGAACTGGTCAATAAAGACTTCGAATCCACAGTAGCGGTGGATAGAAATGACATCGAAGATGACCAGATTGGTGTCTATTCACCAATGATCCAGGGGCTCGGAGCGGCAGCAAAGCAGCATAGAGACATCCTTGTGTTTGGTCTCCTTAAAAATGGATTCTCCACCATCTGCTTTGATGGCCAGTATTTTTTCGATACCGATCATCCGGTTGCCGGACAAAGCGTCTCTAACTTTGGAGGTGGTTCTGGCGCGCCCTGGTTTCTGATGGATCTGAGTCGCCCCGTTAAACCTCTGATCCTCCAGGTCCGAAAGGAACCTCAGTTCGTTGCGATGGATAGCCCGAAAGACGAAAATGTCTTCATGCGGAAAGAATTCCGCTACGGGGTCGATGATCGCAAAAACGTTGGCTTTGGGTTCTGGCAATTGGCCTACGGCAGCAAAGACACTCTAAATTCCACCAATTACGCAGCAGCGCGTGCGGCAATGATGAGCTTCAAGAACGATGAAGGCGTGCCTCTTGGCATCGTGCCCACGCACCTTGTGGTGCCGCCCACCCTGGAAGAAGCAGGAAAGAGGCTAGTGGAGACACAAAATGATGCATCCGGCGCAGGCAATCCCTGGTACGGCACAGCGAAGTTGCTGGTCGTGCCCTGGCTGGCATAACCTAAGCATTTTATAGGGCGGGGATTTATTCCCCGCCGATATTCGAAAGGAGGAGTCATGCCCATACGAATTACAAGCAAAAAAGAAGGCTTTCGAAGGTGCGGAATCGCTCATAGCGAAAAACCAGTGATATACGCGGATGGACAGTTCTCTAAAAAGGAACTCGCGGCCCTCGAAGCCGAACCCATGCTTATCGTTGAAAAAATCAGCGTCCAGGAAGCTCAAAAATCAGGATGGAAACCACCTGCTTCAGAGGCAGGGAAAGAAGAGAATAAATAATGGCATATTCGACTAAGGCCGACATATTGGAGCAGCTGGACGAAGTGATTCTCGTCCAGCTGACAGATGATACCGGGTCCGGGTTTGTGGATGACGAGAAAGTATCTCGCGCAATTGAGGACGCTGATGCGCTTGTCGATGCCCACTGCCAGGCACGCTATCAGGTTCCTTTGTCGCCGGTGCCCGCCATTATAAGGCAAGTCAGTGTAGATCTTGCCATCTATAATCTGTATTCCAGGCGGGGTGACACAGTGCCGGAAAACCGGATAGAGCGATACAAGAACGCCGTCAGGTTCCTTGAGCGAGTCTCAGCAGGACAGATAAGTCTCGGCGCTTCATCCCCGGCGCCTGACAGCACAACCAACGATGTATACATTGACCAGGCGGACAGGATTTTTACGCGTGAAAAAATGAAGGGATTCTAATGCACGAGTTTCAGCAACTTGAAGATGCGGTAATTGCTGCGCTCGAGCCACTGAAGGCGCAGGGGCTGAAGACCCTCGCGCCATATAGCGGCGAGCTGGAAGCAGAAGACATAATCTCGATTACCAGGCTCTTCCCCTGCGTGTACGTGCTCTCAGGAGGCATGAAGGCAAGTCCGGAGGGCCGGAACTCTAGGGCAGAAATCGAAATTACAGCCTTTGTGGGCGACCGCAATGTGCGGGGCTCTGCCGCGGCCGCGAGAGAAGGGACAACCGGCATGGGCGTATACGGCATGCTCGAGGCAGTCAGGAAACAACTGCATGGAAAGAAGGTCTTGCCGGGGTGGCTCCCGATGATGCTCGACGAAGAGACGCCCCTTGTTTACGCGCCAAAGCAAGGGGTCTGCATATATACTGCAACGTATAAAACCATGAGCCTCAGGAGGCTCTAAGATAAGAAAGGAGGCCAGAGCATGGCATATCAGGAAGAATCTTTCTTGGGATCAGGAGATCTTTATATTGATGTATACGATGACGATGGGAATAAGACTGGTGAGTTGGACGTGGGTAATGCAAAGGAGTTTTCCATCAATGCCCCGTCAGTGGAAAAAAAGGAGTTGCTCGGCTACCGCCGCTCTAATTACGGAAAGACAATAAAGTCCATAATTAATAAGATCGAGCAGGAACTTAAGTTTACACTCACCGACATCAACCGCAAGAACCTTGCCCTCGCCATGTTCGGCGAGGACTCGGACTACTCCCAGTCCCGCTGGCTCAAACACCAGCAGTCCTGAGACCGTAACTGCGCGGCTGGACAAGTGGGTGAAGCTCTCCCACCGGAACCTCGACCCGGAAAATCCCCCGGTGGTCAAGGACTCGAGCGACACGACCACCTATACCGAAGGCGATGACTACGAGATAGACTACCAGGTGGGTCG